TGTATAATCGTTTCCGTCTGTATTAAAAATTGTACTAACGTTTCCATATTCCCTTGCGGTGTTATCAAAGAACGCACGATTCATAAAACTTTCAGATTTTTCATACTCGAAATTGATTTTCTTATATGGTTTTATTCTTTCAAAATCCAAATCGGTGATTGTGTATTGTGTCAAGTTTTTGATTTGTCCTTGATAATACCAATTTTCAAGTTGTTCCAAAGTATAAACAGATTCGTTTTCAGAAAATGCGGTTAAATTAAACATTTTTAAAATCGATGAAACGAAATCTGCAACTTTCATATCTGGAACGTATTGAGTCAAATCAAGTTGTGAATTTGTTGTTCCAGTTCCAGCACCTTCGGAATTATATTGAACCCATTCAAAGTACCCAAATGGATCATTCCACATTTGATAATTGCTTGTAACTCCAGCGTCGTATGTACAAGACGAACTTGTTTGAATTGTCAGATAATAAGTTCCAACTTCATTTGGTAAACCAAAAATTATATTTGTTTACCAACTCAATTATTCCGTTGATTGCTTTTGCACCCATTTGATAAACTGAAGAAATTGGAATCGTCAAGAAATCAAGAACCGAACGCAAAAGTTTATAGTTTCTTTTTTCCGCGTCAAGTGCTAATTTGTTTGTTACAAGTTGATTTTGAATTTGAATTTCACCAGCCTTGATTGTTTGGTCCGTTTGTGCAATTTTCATTTGCAAAATCTGTTTTTCGGATTTTCCTTGCAATTTCAAAACATTGTCTTGACTTCCTATTGCGTCAAGTTTTCCTTTTTCAGCATCAAGATTTTTTTGACTTAATGCGTTCAATTGTTTTTGTTCTTCAGATACACCAGAAACCGCCTCTTTTATGTCATCCCAATAAGTATATAGTGCACCTAATGCTACTACCAACAAACCTATCCCAGTTCCACCTATAGCTGCTTTTATTCCTTTAAATGCATCTATAGCAACTGCTTTTAATTGCATAAAACTGTCTTTTGCCTCTCCTAGCTGCTGTAAACCTTGACTTATGGCTAATGCTGACTGCACTTTTAGTAGTGCTTTTTCTACATTTTCTGATTCTCCACTTAATAACCCCATAGCTCCTTGTACTGCTGCGAAACCACCTGCAACTCCCGATATAGAACTAGATAGTGCATTAAATTTAGCATCGGGATTAAAAGCATTTGTTAAAGCAGCGGCATCACCTATTTTATCTTTTAAATCAGCAGCATATTTAGCAGCAGCTATAGCCTCTTTTGATGTAGCACCAAACTTATCTGATAATCTCTGTACTTCAGCTTGCGCCTCTCTCATTTGAGTTCTAAGACTTTTGCCAGCATTCTCACTCGATTGAGTCAATGAGTTTAACTGGGTATTCGCACTTTTTATTATAGAGTCTATAGCTTCAAACTCTTTTGTACCAGCCTTCATTCCTTTTAAGGATTGACTAAGGCTTTCTATTAATTTTTTTAATTGAGTAGTGTCATTGATTAAACTATCTACATTTAATCCGTCAAGATTTACATTTCCTGATGCTTTTGCTATAAGTTCAAGTGCTTTTTTTAGGTCTCTTGCATTATCTAATGTTTTACCTAATGGATTTCCAGCCTCAATATCTTGTATAGCTTTATTCCCTATTTTAGCTGCATCTTTCATGTCAGCCTCAAATCCGTTTATGTCGGCACGTACTTTTATTAATATTTCATCCATTTTGTATTATTTATGGAGGTTATGAAATACCGTAAAAGCCTTCACTACTTTAAATCGGTGGTGTTTTTTTGTTTTGGTATGCTTTGAATGTATTTAGTTAATGCAAAATAATAGTCTCGCATTGTACCGTTCCAAACTCTATTGTAATCATCTACATTTTGACAAATATAAACTAATTGTTCTTTTATTTTTTCGGTGTACTCTGTGTACTCTTGAATTGGTCCGAGTTGCGGATTAAATTCAATGTTATTTCTAGATTTTGTTGATTCCTTTCCGCTGCTCGAGTAAATGAGCTCCAATCTACGTCCGATAAATTCGCTGACTTTAAAAAGTTCCTGAACTCTTGACATAAAAAAAAACCACTATCGACCCCTCCACTTGCCCTCATTGATAGTTTAATATCTTTTGATTTTTCTTTTAAGTATAATTGGTCTACAAACTCATTTTTTTCATCTTCTCTTAAATATAAAACGCTCATTATGTCATAGATTAACTCAGTATCATCGTTCAGCTTTGCACGTTCTTTCATAACTAGTGTAGCTGCATGACATTGTCTTATATCTTTATATTCTAATGACTTATCAAAATATATATCTAGTTCGCTTCTTTTTATACCCAAAAAATAAAAGAACAATTAGTTTATATTTGTCAAAATGTAGATGATTACAATAGAGTACATTCTTTGCTGCTCTGTAAGTTCACACATAAACTTATAATACCATTCTGAATATCTATCTGATAGCCAATTTCTTTTGCCTATTGGAGTTATTTTTCTAAAAAAGTAATTTAGTATATTCATTCTATTAAACTTTGTTCTTTCATTATGCAAATATATTTATTTTATTCCAAATTTTTGAGGATATTTTTGTATGTCATCTTGTATCATAAAGTGATACGAAAATCCATATCTAATTGTATCTATGAAGTCAGCCCTTTGCTCTGCTAAATTCCTATCTTTTTTAACTAAACCTTTGTCATCTTTCTCTGTATGCTGCAACTCAAATATAGTGTTAGTCATACTATCATCTATTAATATATCGGGGTGGTGGTAAAAAACATAATTCATTAAATCAATAGAAGCTAAAACGCTTGGATTTGAACTAGGCACTTGTAACCTTCTGCCTAGATTAAACGCCTTGTTTATTTGAATCCAATTACTTAAACCTTCCGCTCGACCCATTGCACCTGTAGCATCGCCACTAAAACATATAGAATGCAATTTATTCGCATATTGCAGTTTTATTAAATCTATTAATTGCTGAGTATTATGGATTCCTTCTTTTGCGTTTATTTTTATCTCTCTTATGCCTCTAATCTTATGTATGCCGTCTTCTCTATATATTTGCCATACTGTACAAGCCAAAGGGTCTATATTGAAGTCCACCCAAAATAATAAAGGTATATTTTGAACTTCATATACTTTGCCAACGTGTTTTGATAAATTAAAAGTTTGTATTGCTGGGCTTTTAGGAGTTATAACCCCCCATTCTCCTAGTGCATCTACTAAGTATCTTTTATAGTCAAATCCTTTATAAGATTCAAACTCTTTTATTTTTTCAGGCGGTGCGAATACATTATGCTCAAAGTTTGATTTTAATATAGATGCCTCGAATACTTTATTTTCTCCAAAAAAGTCCTCATATATAAAAGTCTTTTTTGATATTGGATTAAAGGTCATGTGTTTTTGTGTGACCATACCATAGCTATTCCTCAGCGTTCCTGAAATATCCAATAAGTCATCACGTGTTATACTAGAAGTTCTAGTTATAGGCTCATCAACCCAAAAATCTGTATACTCGGTCAATGAACGTGGCATATCCTCAAAACTTGCACCTTTCATAAAGTGTCCTGTCTTAATATGTCGAACTCGCATTGAGGTTTTTTCTATAACGAACTCATCCTGTAAAAATGGATATATTTTTGTGATTAGGTCTTCAAATAATTGGAATTGAGTTTCCCTCGCATCCTTTTGAGTTTCTCTAGTAAACAAACCTCTAAAATAAGGCTGTGAAACTGCTTTATAAAGATACTGTAATGCTTTTACATAGGTCTTAGCTGAAACCCTCGAGCCGTACCATATTTGATATGGACTTTCAAAATCAGTAAACACGTCTTTATAGTGAGCTGGTATCAATATAACTCCATACTCTTTTGCTTCGTTCGATTCAGCTATAGCCTCTTCATAACTATAAGACGTATCAATAAACCCTATTCTCATTTTTTAGATTTACTCAATATCCAGTCTTCTACTTTTGGTTTGTCTTTTATAGTAACTGTAGTATTTTGTTCTTTAGGAGCATCCCAACCTTGCATTTTTTTTAATATCTCATACTT